CCCACCAAAACACTCACACTTGTTATATCTGCACAGCCTGCACTACTGTATAGGCGTCCAGTGCTGTATATCTGTACAGTTTTGGGGCCGGGGGAGGGGATTTTGTAGGTCTGCGCGGCGGTGGTGCTACACAGACACAAAAAAGAGTCAAATTAGGCCAGAGTAATTCTAGTAATTTATTTTTATTGATCAAATATTTGCATAATGCAACTGCATATTGCTAATCTGCACTGTAAATGCACAGAATCTGCACTGTAAATCTGGTATTTTTCCCCTCTATAAAGATTTATCTTGACTTTCATAGAAAAGTATGTTATAATATTAACTATGAATTACCAATAACAAAAAACAAGTATAAGAAACAAACCAAAGAGCACAACTAGGTAGGAACTATACAGTATGGACAACGACACAGATTCAATAGACGTTAAGAATCCTGTTGGTCGCCCTAAGAAGTCTTCTGTTTCTAGTAAAAAGAAAGGTTCTAGAGGAGCAGTTGGTCGTCCTAAAGGTGACGCAGCTATAATCAACGAGTATAAGGCTCGGATGCTAAACTCTCCACGGTCACGAGCAGTCATGGATGCTATCTTTGAAGCAGCCACAGACCCTGACCACAAAAATCAGGCGGCAGCTTGGAAGTTGGTAATGGATCGTATTCTTCCTGTTGCTGCATTTGAAAAGGATATTGTCAAAGATGCGGGAAGAAGTGCAATACAAATTAACATCACTGGTGTTGGAACTACGACTATTACAAGCGAAGGTGAAGAAGACAGTGAAGTCGAAGATTCGGTGGTTGCGGTTCAGGATCAATGAAATTAAGGAAGACATCAAACAACTACAGACGCGTCTAGCGACGCTAATCCATGAAACATTTCGCTAAGTCGGAGTTTGACTGCCAGCATACTGGTGAAAACCGCATGGAACAAGATTTCTTAGAAAAGATAGACACCCTAAGAGAGTATTGTGGTTTTCCTTTTGTTATCACTAGCGGCTACAGAAGCCCTAGCCACCCGTTAGAGGCCGTAAAAGAGATACCGGGGACTCACGCGCAAGGCATAGCAGCAGATATAAAGACAACGAACTCTGCTCATCGGTATACGCTAATAAAAGGGGCTTTAGAACACGGCTTTACTGGCATAGGGGTCGCTGGTGACTTTATTCACGTAGATACACGGGGATCTGTTCCCGTAATGTGGACGTACTAATGCTATACACTAAAAACGTAAACCTAACGGACACCTCAACACAGTCTATTGTGACGATCCCTAGTGGGTTTGTCGCTCACTGGACAATGGCGTTTATAAGTAACCTACACAACTCTACAAATGACATTACTTTGTTTGTTGATAAGACTCCAGACCCTGATGTGTACATTCTTAATGGAACTAACGTGTCATCTAAAGAGTACTTGTTGATTGATGGTAACGCTACGTTTGTTTTACAGCAGGGTGACGTTATCAAAGCAGCAGCAGGATCAGCAGGTAATATCGAAGTAGTAGTTACTTTTGATCTGCTAGAAGCTCCAGCTACATTTGTAAACTTTAATGGATCGTAATGTGGACAACAAAGTTATTATTCTGGGTGCTGATTGGTGTACAGGTTGTAAGACAATAAAAAAGAAGTTAAAAGAAAAAAACATTAGGTATAAGTACGTGTGTATTCCTCCGGGTCAAGCAGGTTGGGATATGGTAGAAGCCCTAACAGGCAGGAGAGCAATACCACAAGTATTCTACCACTTTGGTACGTTAAAGTCGTTTAATGAAGCCCTTATTGGAGAACTTTAGATGAAACTCATTACAACAATCCTAGCGGTACTTTTAATCACAGGTTGTGCATCTAGCTCAACTCAATACTACGAAGCAGTACAAAAAGCAGCAGAGGCTAACTCAAGAGCGGCACAAGCCAAGTTTGACGCCTTATCTGCTATCGCTGCTGCAGGAGATGGACAAGCCGCTAGTGCTGCTGTAATGGCTTTAGCTCTTACACAGACTCCTACTGCTAATCCTATTCCTCAACAATCAGAAGCTATTCAGTGGGCATCTATTCTTGCTTCACCTGTTACTTCTCTTGGTATGATGTGGATGCAGGCAGACTCAGCTAAGACTATGGCTCGCTACAACGCACAAGTTGATCTAGCGTCCGTAGCTGCAGATGCTCAGACCCAACAGGCGCTGTACGGCAGTTTCTCTGACATTTCTAGCGCAGGGTTTACTGCTGTAGGTAACGTAGATTACACCCCATTTATTGACGGTATGGTAGATTTAGGCACTGCTGGTGTTAATGGTGCAGTTACATTGGGTACTGTCGGTATGGATAACCTTGTCGATATGGGTACGGCTGGTTTTGATGCTAACACAGATATTGCTACGGTTGGTGTTAATGGTGCAGTTACACTAGGCACTGTTGGTATGGATAACTTGGTTACTGTAGGCACTGCTGGTATGGATAACTTGGTTACTGTAGGCACTGCTGGAATTACTGCTACCCAAAACGTAGGCATTGCAGGAATGGAAGGAATTTACACAAACGGCCTCAACTGGCTTAACTATTCTGCAACACGCGATGTTGTTTGGAAAGACATACTAGCTACTGAACAGAGCGGATGTATTGTTACCACTAACGAAACTGGTCAAATCGTAGTAACTTGTAACTAACTTTGACTGATCTCAATGTTCAGTTGTTGCCTTGGCAGCAGGAAGTCTACTCTGATCCTACTAGGTTCAAGGTAGTAGCTGCTGGAAGACGGACAGGGAAGTCCAGACTCGCCGCGTGGATGTTAATCATCAATGCGCTGCAGGCCGACAAAGGCCACGTTTTTTACGTTGCGCCCACTCAGGGACAAGCCCGTGATATTATGTGGCAGACCCTTTTGGAGCTAGGACACCCTGTGATTGCGGGTTCACACATTAACAACTTGCAGATCAAGCTGGTCAACGGGGCCACAATTAGTCTCAAGGGAGCCGATAGGCCAGAGACAATGCGTGGTGTGTCCTTGAAGTTTCTTGTGATGGACGAGTACGCAGACATGAAGCCTGACGTATGGGAGCAGATTCTTCGTCCAGCACTAGCCGACCAAAAAGGTTCAGCAATGTTTATAGGTACGCCTATGGGCAGGAACCACTTTTACGAACTGTACAAGATGGCAGAACTAGGAGATGACGAAACGTACAAAGGGTGGCACTTTACATCTTATGACAATCCTATACTAGATCCGAATGAAATAGATACAGCTAAGAAGTCTATGTCTTCTTATGCTTTTCGACAAGAGTTTATGGCCTCATTTGAAGCACGAGGCTCAGAAATGTTCAAAGAAGATTGGGTAAAGTTTGGAGAAGAACCAGAAGTAGGAGACTACTACATTGCAGTTGACCTTGCAGGTTTTGAGGAAGTCAACAAGAAACGGACGAAGAATACAAAACTAGATGAAACTGCAATCGCTGTTGTTAAGGTTAGTCCTGATGGTTGGTACATTGATAACATTATATATGGGCGGTGGAGCCTTGACGAAACTGCCACCAAGATATTTCAGGCCGTTAGAGACTACAGACCCGTCAGTGTTGGTATTGAGCGAGGAATTGCAAAGCAGGCAGTAATGAGTCCTTTGACAGATTTAATGAAACGCCACGGTACATTTTTTCGTGTCGAAGAGTTGACCCATGGTAACAAAAAGAAAACCGACAGGGTTATGTGGGCATTACAGGGACGCTTTGAAAACGGATACATAGATTTAAACAAGGGTGAGTGGAACAACAGATTCTTAGACCAACTGTTTCAGTTTCCAGATCCGCTAACTCACGATGATTTAGTTGACGCACTGGCGTACATAGACCAACTAGCACAAGTAGCCTATAGCTACGATTACGAAATTGATGACCACGAAATACTAGATGTTGTAGCAGGGTACTAATGGTATTTAGGAAATTTAACACGTATGGTATTTACGCTATCTCTGCCGTAGTATTTTTTACTATGGGCTATAGCATAGCTTTAATTTAAGGATAGTACTATGGCAGATGCAGAAATTTATAGTCCAGACCCGCTGATGATGGAGGAATCTCTTGAAGAGTGGGTGATGACTAAATGTGAAAACTGGAGAGATCACTATGAGTCAAACTACGAAGCAAGGTTCGAAGAATACTATAGGCTATGGCGAGGTCAATGGGATCCTGCTGACTCAGAAAGAGCTTCAGAGCGTTCTCGCATTATCTCTCCTGCGCTTCAGCAGGCTGTAGAGTCTAACGTAGCAGAACTAGAAGAAGCTACATTTGGTCGTGGGAAGTGGTTTGATATTACTGACGATGCTAATGACCCAGAAAAGCAAGACATTCAATATTTACGTAAAAAGTTAACAGAAGATTTTGAATCTTGTAAAGTACGAAAAGCAGTAGCAGAGTGTTTAATTAACGCTGCTGTGTTTGGAACAGGTATTGGGGAGATAGTCCTTGAAGAGATTAAAGAGATGGCTCCAGCAACTCAACCCATTATGGGTGGGGATCTGCAAGCTGTGGGCGTTAACGTTACGGACAGGGTTGTTGTTAAGCTCAAACCTGTACTACCCCAGAACTTTCTGATTGATCCTGTTGCTACTTCTATTGAAGATGCAATGGGTGTAGCTATTGATGAGTTTGTATCTAAGCACAGCGTAGAGTTGATGCAGGAGCAAGGTATTTACCGTGAAGCTCTTATTGAATCTGCTGCTCCTGATACAGACTTAGAACCAGACCAAGACCTTACAATTTACAACGATGACAAAGTACGACTAACCAAGTACTATGGTCTTGTGCCTCGTGAACTTCTTGAAGAAGAAGGAGTAGATGTCGAGTCTGATTCTATGTACGTAGAGGCTATCGTTGTTATTGCTAATGGCGGCACACTGCTAAAGGCGGAAGCTAACCCCTACATGATGGAAGATCGTCCTGTAGTAGCGTTTCCTTGGGACGTAGTACCCAGTAGATTCTGGGGTCGTGGTGTCTGCGAGAAGGGCTACAACAGTCAAAAAGCTCTTGACACTGAGCTACGCGCACGTATTGATGCGCTGTCTCTTACTATTCACCCGATGATGGCTATCGACGCCACTAGACTACCACGAGGCGCTAAACCTGAAGTTCGTCCGGGTAAAATGATTCTTACTAACGGAGATCCTCGTGAAGTACTACAACCATTCAACTTTGGACAAGTGGGGCAAATTACTTTTGCTCAAGCTGCAAGCCTTCAACAAATGGTACAGCAGGCTACAGGAGCCGTTGACTCCGCTGGTATTGCTGGACAAGTTAACGGAGAAGCCACAGCAGCAGGTATAAGTATGTCGCTAGGCGCTATCATTAAGCGTCACAAGCGTACTTTGATTAACTTTCAACAGTCTTTCCTGTTACCGTTTGTAACCAAGGCGGCTCACAGGTACATGCAGTTTGATCCTGAGTCTTATCCCGTAGCTGACTACAAGTTTAACGCTACATCTACTCTGGGTATTATTGCTCGTGAGTACGAGGTTACTCAGCTTGTACAGCTTCTACAGACTATGAAACAAGATAGTCCGATCTACCCTGTGCTAATCCAAAGCATCATCGACAACATGAACCTCAGTAACCGTGAGGAACTCATCGCGTCCATGCAGCAAGCAGGTCAGCCTGATCCGCAACAACAACAAATGGCTATGGCAGCACAACAAGCTCAGATGGCCTTCCAGCAGAGTCAGACAGCCGCACTTAACGCACAAGCTGCTGAGTCGCAAGCTAGAGCAGGTAAGTACGCAGTTGAAACACAACTTGCACCTGAAGAACTACAAGTCGATAAAATTAACGCTATTACTCGTAATCTCCAAGCAGGGGATGAGGATGATAAAGAATTTGAGCGTAGACTCAAAGTTGCAAACGCCCTTTTAAAAGAAAGTGAAATAGAAGGAAAACGTAAAAATGTTAATGACACAAACCGAGATGAACCAGCTCCTAGAACAGATCAACAGCGTGTTCAAGAGCCAGTTCGACAAATTGGACTTGTTGGAGAACCGGGTCAAGGAATTGGAGGACAAGGCTAATGCCAAGCAAAAAGGATCCAAGACTAGCACGAGCGGGAGTAAGCGGGTTCAACAAACCGAAAAGGACTCCTAATCATCCTACTAAATCTCACGTAGTTGTAGCTAAAGAAGGCGACAAAGTAAAAACCATACGCTATGGACAGCAAGGTGTAAGCGGAGCAGGTAAAAATCCAAAAACCGCTAAAGAAAAAGCAAGGCGTAAATCTTTTAAAGCCAGACACGCAAAAAACATAGCCAAAGGTAAAATGTCTGCGGCGTATTGGGCAAACAAATCTAAATGGTAAGGAGATAGTCATGCCAAAAGTAGGTGGAAAAATGTACGCATATACCCCAAAAGGCAAAGCTGCTGCTGCAAAAGCAAAAGCTAAAATAAAAAAGAAAAAGAAGAAGAAGTAATGCCTAAAAAAAAGAAAGCTAACGATGCGTGTGCAAAGAAGGTTAAGTCCCGTTACAAGGTGTGGCCTTCTGCTTATGCTTCTGGTGCTGTAGCCAAATGCCGCAAGGTAGGCGCTAAAAATTGGGGTAACAAAAGTGGCCGTAAGAAAAAGTAAAAAAGGCGCTGCCCTAAAAAAATGG